ACTGACCAACAATTTTCGCGGGCGGAGATCCATTCTTGCCGCTCTATTTCTTCTCCTGCGATTTTCCGCGCATAAAAGTCGCCGACTCGCTCGATGGCTCGTCGCTGGTCATCAGTTCGCGCATAGCGCATCACACCGTCGCTCGGATCGACCAGCAGCCAATGCAAGAACTTATCAGCGACGCCAGTGAGGTCCGCGCCTACGTTTATGGCCGTTAGAAACTGTTCTGGAAATAGCTTTGCATCGCCATTACTCAGCCCTTCGAAGATACCGTCCTCAAGGCGAGCGATAGCTTGTGGAATTCCCAGCTCAGTCTCGTATGCCGCGTGCGAACCGCTGTGAATAGTGCAGCCGACCGCGCAACCCTTGCCGTCCTTCCAGTAAAAACCGTGAATAATCTCATCAGCCTCTCTATGCAATCTAACTCTAGCTAGATACTTCGCTTTAATAGCTTCGCTTCCGTGGTATGCAATCACTTTTCAATCTCCTATTTTCGCCAACTGGGCTTCCTCTGTCTTTGTGTCGTACCACTACGGGCAGACACTTGTTTACTTCACTCTGTGTAGCGCGGGCTTTGCTTGCAGCCTACTAATCATTTCTGCTTGCTGCTGGACGATTCTTTCCAGCTCGCAAATCTCCGCATGATGGCGTAGCGTTGCCGCAGTTTCGCGATATTCAAACTCTTGCTGCAAATCCTCAAACATTTCCGTGCTACTCACTTGCTTATTCGTAGGTCCCATTTTTCGAAATCCGTGTAGTTGTTATCCAATCCATACTGCTCCTCAAACAGCCGTATTAGCCGCGTCTTGCGTGCCGTCATGAAGCCTGTGACATCCTCAGCGATGCGGTTCCAGCAATTCTCGCGCCGATTCCATTCCTCGTAACAGAAATCAATTCGCCAGCGCTCGACTTTGCAGCCGCATGTGAAGAACTCGAAAGTGCGCTGCGTCTGTAAGTTACGGATAAGCTGGGCGCTGCTGTGCGTTTGCACAGTGAGTAGCTCGATGTAGCGCTCCGACTCCCGCTTTGAGTCGAACCCGATGTGGTTAACGAAGGTGCGGGTAGCGTTAAACTTATGCTTGCGCTTCGTTCCACTTTGGTACTCCTCGATGCTGATCGCGTCGCCCGTTGCTAACGCTTTGCGTGCCCTAGCCATGCTGCTAATGCCCTTGCTGCTGCTGCCCTGCGATTGTGCCGCCTAATGACTCGACTAATTATTCTTGCTTCCATTACCGTGCCCGATTCTTAAGCTATTTTTGCAAACATTGCCCAGCTCCTCTTCGGCCTTCCGGCCCTGTATAATTTTATTCATCAACACCGGCTCTTCGTCTGCTATGCGCCGTTCGCAGGCTTCCTCGACCCACCTGCTACGGTTGTTCGTTACGCTCTCGATGTACCGCAGGTACTTCGGATTCATTCTCACTGTAAGGCATTCTTTCGGTTCTCTCATGTTCCTCCACTGTCGTGACTAACTTGCCGGTTGTTTTGAATGCGTTCTCTATGGCTATTTCCAGCATGAAATTTTTAACTTCCTCCCAGCGCTTTACTGCCTTTAGCGCCCTGGGTTCTCCGTCCTTTGCTCCCTCAAATAGCTCATACACCTTGCTGATAGAGCCTCCCGGAAATACCCGCCGACATTCTTCAGCCAGAAACTCCGGTGCCCACTTCGCAATGAAATCAATACGGCGGTAGTAACGATCCTGGAATTGAACGCAGTCCTTGGCGAACTCCCAGCGCTTAAACAGCTTGCCGTCACTAGCACGCATACGTGCCTCAACAAGCCCGTAGCGCCGCCCATGTTCCGCGAAGGCGTTAGATGGGGCCTTAACGTAGTCCCGCTTTCTGGTGCGAGCCTTGACGCGCTTAAGCTCTTGCAGAATCTCCGGGGCGCTTGGCGGGTGGGCGCTGAAGTTGCCTTCGCCGGATTTGTTCAGCCACGCGTCAGTAGCTTCCTCCACTTCGGCGGCGGTGAACTCACGGAACATCTGCGCCCAGCTCCGGGATGTCTCAACGTCGAAACGAACCCGCCCGTTATAGAGCCCCGAGATTCGGCCCAGGAGCTTGGTTGCCTCACTTTGTCGCATCTTGGGCCTCCTGTGCTGCGAGGCGAGCAACTAGAGCATCTAGGCTCTCAGCGCCGGGCCTACCGTTGCTACTGCCGTTTCTAACCACCAGCACATTACGCACTACCCAAGCCGCGTATATTCGGCGGTAATGTGTTGAGTCCTTACGGGCCTTAGCTGCCTTGGGGTTGTTCTGCTGAGAGAGCCAGCTATCGACTTCCTCGATGCAAGCGTCGATCATTTCCGGCGCAAGTCCGCGCTTAAGGATTGCCGCTAAAGCTCTGCTGTGTTCGGCCTCGGTCATTCGCAAATGCTCACAACCGGGCCAGATAGGTGAGGGAGCCGCTTCAGCGGCGGGCGGAACGCCTGTATGTATTTCTTCATTACCTTCATTATTCTTCTTTAAGTTCTTATTCTTCATTCTATTGTCAACGTTTGATCCACGTCTGGGTAATGTTTGGTTAACGTTTGATCCACGTCTCAGTAACGTCGTCTCCGCAGATGGTTGATATTTATCGTAATTTAGGATCTTAAGTGATGTCCATTTTCGGCCTGTTTTGAAACTGACTTGCTCAGCGGTTTGCAGAAAGAGGAAATACCTTTTGACCTTCGGCTGAGACCATTTCCAGCGCCTGGCGAGCTTCTTCATGGAGGTAATTTGCTCGCCTCTCTTGATCTCAACGGTGGTTAAATCTATTGTCATTTTTCCATCTTTCCAGTTAGCGTCAAACAAAAGATCGAGCCATGCTTCCCACTTTGAGAAGACCCTTCGCTCAGTCCAAAGGTCATTGCTGCGTGCTTTTCTATGCAGAAGCAGATAGCCCGGCGCCATTTACTCACCTAATCAAAAGGGAATATCATCATCATCATCAAAAGCAACAGGCGCCCCGTTAACAGCAGGGGATACATGCGGCTCGGATCGTGATCGATAGCTATCGATCACGTTCTTCGGCTTGTAGCCCTTCTGCTCAGGCTCAATGCTCACAGCAGCAATGCAGGTTTGCCCGATTAACAGCGCAGCATCCCGCAGCACCCCGTGAATACCAATGGCGTCACAAAGCTCTTTCGTGCGCTTCTTACCCATCACCACAGCGCTCGGCTTCTGGTGCTGCTGGATGATGTAGTCCCAAAGCAAGCGGCCCTTGTACTTCGCCTGAGCAACTTCAAAGGTTAGCTTCAGCAGCGTGCAATCTCCCTTCTTACTAGGCCCTACGTCGGCTTCCTTCACGCGAACCACGTAATCAGCAGGCTTCAGCAGTTCGTATGATTCCATGTCGTCTGACTCCTCAATTGGCGCGTCTAAATCAAGCGGGGTAGGCAGTAGCGTTCCCATTTTCTAGCTCCTTTTTCTTTGTGGCTTTAATGTCGTTCTGAAGCTTCTCGAGCTGTCGCTCGCAAGCTTCTTTCTCGTCGGCAGGCATCACGGCAACATGCTTATCGTAATAGGCAATTAGCTGGGGCAAGTTCAGGGATTGGAGGTCTTGCCCAATAAAGGACTCGCCCTGCGAAAGCGCTAGTTTGCTTGGTGTTGTAGGTGAGTGGCTTCCCGCTTTCAGCCAGTCCCTAATTTCTTGCCCCAGCTCTTTACCCGGCTTTGCGATAACCTTGTCAGCAAGGAAGTCGATGCGGCTTTTTTCCACAAAAAAATTGTGCGCCAGGTCCATCGTGCCGTAGAAGTCGAACTCATACTCGCCGCCATCACGGAACACAGCGCCCATGCCGACCTTCTTAGGAACCTGCTTGCCTCGGTCGTTCTCTTCCAGCACATAGGAAGTCTTGGCCCGTAGTGTGAAAATCAGGTGGTTAGGGAATTTGCCGATAGCGTTGATCAGTTGCTCATATTGCGGCGTTACCTTGCCCCAATTGGTAAAGGAGTTACCGCCCCGAAGGTCTATCTTCCCTTTCTCATCAAGAATGAATTGCCAAGCGTGCGTGCCGGAATCAACGATGGTGACATCGTATTTCCCTTTTATCGCTAACCGCAGCGCGACTAGGAGCGTCTCAACCGAATGCTCAGGAATATCGATCACATCGAAGTCAAAGCGGTCAGCATAAAGCTCACTGCTCTTGTTTTCCGTATCAATGAGCAGAACACGCCCGCCATTCTTTAAACCCTCTGCAAGGGATAGAGCGGTATAGGTTTTACCAGCGCCCGATGGTGCGGCTATACAGCCCTTAAATGGCCGCTGGCTGCGTTGGGCTTTTCTAATCGTTAGTTCCATTATCGGATTGCTCCTGCTTTGGATGCTACAGACTCAGCACGCGCCATTGCTAGCTCCTCTTGCCAAATGGCGTAGTCGCGCTCTAGCAATTCGCGGTGTGAGATACGGCTTGGAACCGTGGTGCCGAAGGTGTATGTGGATTGCCCGGGTATGCATGTGCAGTAAGGCCCGCGGGCTTCGGGGAGGTTCATATGATCCCCCGTAGCGTGAGATTTTTGCGGATGAGTTTAGTGTTTTCGGCTCGCAGCTCGTTGATCTGAGTAAAGAGTCTTATCTGGATGCGAGACATAGCGAGCTGAGACTCGACCATGTTTTCGATGTCCTCGTTGGCCTCCGCCAGCTGCTTTTTGAGTTCGTTTATTTCCTGATTTAGCTGGTCAAACAGCGGGAAAATATCATTCTCAGATAGACCGCAGGAGCAGCATTGCCCAAGTTCTTGATGTAGCTGGGAAAGTGCAGACATGAGTAGAAGCCCTTATTCTTTGGCTATCTACTATCCTTTGCCCGATAAGGTGTCTTCTCGTCGAAGAAATAGGCGGGGGAAAGTAGATAGGCTTGTTAATCACCTACCCACCATTTGTACCAAATAGGGCGATAAGTGTCTAACAAAAAGCAAGACCCTTCTACTTGCTCAAGCGAAATACGGGGTACCCCGTACAAGTTATCAGGCGATTACCCCGTACCTTATTGGGCAATCGCCATGGTACGCTTGTTCAATGGACCTGGGGCGCACCAAAAAGCTTATCATCTTACACGAGAGTAGCCAGCAGTTTGCCTACAACGACCGTACGGGTAAGCCCGTATGCCCAGCGGGAGACGCCCGAGTAACCATTGGCGTCGGCCGGAACATCGACGTGCGCGGCGGGCCTGGGCTCAGAGAGTCCGAGATCCAGTTTATGCTAGCTAACGATCTCGAAGAGGGCGAGCACCTACTAGCCCGCACATTCCCTTGGTTTGACTCACTCTCCGATGTGCGCCGGGCCGTCCTACTCGATATGCACCACAATTTGGGTATGCAACGGCTCAAGCGGTTTGAGCAAACGCTGGCTAGTGTGGCCGCGGGCAACTACCGGAAAGCATCACTCCAGATGACGCAATCGCGATGGGCAAGGCAGGTAGGAGCTCGGGCGTATCGGCTAGCGGAAATGATGCAATTCAACGAATGGCCAATGGAGCTACACTAATGACTGACGAACCTTGCTCCCATTGCTATAAGCTATTCCCAAGGGACCAGCTAGAGCCCTACTACGGCAGCGTGCCAGAAACATACATTCACGGTGAAGTATTGCTATGCCCGAAGTGCTTCCAAGATGCGTTTAAAGCGGAGAACAAGGTCGATGTGGATAAGGAGCCACCATGAGCAATACAAAAGGCGCTAGGGCCTGTGACAAATGCGGGGATTGGTGCCGGATCGGCGTGATGGTGCCATGCTACGATCTGATGGTCTGCCGAAATTGCGCGCAAGAAAGCCCGGCCCTGCACAAGCAGCCGGGGAAGGGGATTAGAGCGTAACCTCATGCTCTAGCTCAAGCAGAGCATCTGCAATTTGGTCAATCTCCCACTGCTCCGCGCCGCTTGCTATTATGTGTTCCAGTGTTGATTGTAGTTCTTGTATTTCTGTTTCCATTTATGCTTTCCTTGTTTTCGTTTCGATTAAGCCGTTTTGACCGCGAGGGGACTCGGGTACCTAATTCGTTTCTGATGTGCCAGTTTCTCCCGCGCTGCTTGCTCTAACCAGGTGTTGAGCGAGCGGCCATCGGCACTCGCCGCCTCCCGCCACTGCTCTACCTCAGCAGGGCGGGCTCTGAAATTAACTTGCTCGGATTTAGTTTGCATGGGTCGCCATTACGTAATAGCCGGGTTGGATGTAGAGACGCGCCCCATCTGTGGTTTCCTCCACTTTTATTACCTCGGTTTCGAGATCTTCGGTGTTATCTGTTTCTAAATTTAATTTTGTCAGGGTTTCTTTTACCGTTGCCATGCCTGTTATTGCTCCATGCAATCATTGGTTTCTGACTTGTCGCTGTAGCCCTCGCTCTGTAAGCGGTCGTAGGCGCTACGGTCTGGTCCAGCGGCTGCTTTCGATGCCGCAACTCGTTGACGCGCCTCGTCGATAGTGACCGGCGCTCCTACCATCTCCATGACTTTAACCATGTGTCGCGCTTGAGCTTCTTCTTTGTCTGTTAATTCTAATTCCATTTTCGTTCTCTCCGCTTTTGTTGATGTCTAATGTATAGCACTCTGCTATACAGAGGTAAAGGGAAATGTTGTAAGGGGAACCCCGCAATTTAACGCAGGGCTCCCAAGTCGGACTACGATTTAGCCTTGAGGTTTGGCTTTTTGATTCGCTTTGCAGCCTCGTCATACTGCCTAAGCTGTTCGGCCTCAGCCATTTCCGCAGCCTGGGCAGCGCTGACCGCAGCACCGGGCAACACAGGGTCAAGGCCCAGGTGACACACAGCGAGGTTATGCGCTCCAACTCCGGCCAGCATACCAAGTGATGCGATAAACACCGTGTAGGCGTCTAAACGGCGCTTGGGATGCACAGCAGCAATGGGGGATGTAAGCTCGATAGTCTTTTGCATTATTGCACCTCGCGGCTAGCGGCAACGATGGGCTGACGGCTCAGAGCAATCCGGCCCTTGTTCGCTTCCGCTAGGTAGCTAGTCGTGCCGATGGTCACCGGACCGGCAGACACACCGCACGCGCTAAGCGCCAGCAGGCACCAGATAAACGCTCCGACAAACGCACCAATCTGCAAGGTTTCTATTACGTCAGCAAACAGGCTGTATTGCGGGGGCGTAGGTACAACGGTAGTATTGTTTTGGTTCATGGCTTAATCCTTATTCGATTAAGTTTGTAGGGATAAGCTCTACACGGTGTTACAAGCACCGCATGAGCCCTGCGAATCATTTCAGATGTTAGTATCGAACGTTCGTTTCAGATACTCAACGTTCTTCTTACCTGTAGTACAAAATAATACCCAATAGTTTAAATGGTTGATGTTAGGAGAACGTCCCGTGGGACCTGCAAGACACAAAAACAGGGACCCTCGTCTGGAAAAACAGGGTCCCTAAGTCCCGAAAAGAGGGACCGTCACCGGCCCACACGGGGACCTACTCCCGCAACCACGCCTGGAGTTAATCTGCATCAATTAATGCTGTACTCGCTAGCCAAATGGTACTAAACTTATGGCTGATTGATCCCTCAGTTGAGGTAACGCTGTGGCGGATAGGACTAATAAAGGGCAGTTCATTGCTGGGAAATCAGGCAACCCAGGAGGGCAGCCAAAAAACGCGGAATGGCGGGAATTGCTAAAGGAGAAAACTCCTGAGGTATTAGCGAGGCTATTTGAGATGACCCAAGCGGACAGCGCACAGATACGCCTCAGGGCGATAGAGATAGTTCTCTCCTACAGCCTGCCCAAGCCCACACAGCAACAAGTCATCGAGCTAACCGGGGCACTGCACCATGCCGGTATCGACGCTCCTCGTTCAGAAACCCGCGAGGAATGGGAAGCAAGACGCGCTGCGCTGAAGCTCAACGGGACCAACGGCACGCACACGAACGGTGCTGGCTCATGAGGCGCCACTATTGGCTATTCGCAGCGGCACTCTGGACATCGGTCATTGCATACGCCGTTTACTCGGGGGCTAGTAGATAATGCCAGCATTTCCAGGAGCTATCGGCCACGCGGTCAACATCACTCACGGCTCAGGCAGGCATACAACGCCAGCAGCGACGATTGTCAAGGTCACCAACCTAAACTCTACCGGCGCTGGCTCACTTGCAGCAGCGGTAGCTCTCAGCGGCCCACGCATCATTGTTTTTGAAGTGGCGGGGATTATAAACGTCGGGCAGTATTTGACCATTGATAATTCCTACTGTTGGATTGCAGGATGCACCGCACCGTCTCCGGGGATTACGCTCCGACAGACGTGCCTACGAGCACGTGCACAAAATATCTTTATCGAACATATCCGCTTTATTGCAACCGATGAGGGGACCAACCCAACGAAGGATAGCCGGGATTGTCTTACGGTCAGCAGTTCGTCAATGTATTTCAAAAATTGCACCTTCGTGTGGAGTATCGACGAGCTCATGGATTGCGGGACGCCAAACCCGGCAAGTACTATAACCTTTGACCGCTGTCTTTTTGCTGAACCGCTGAAGACTGGGGGACATCCCGAAGGAGATCACGATTACGGGGTGCTGCTCTACAAGGACGGTCAGCATTTAATCACGTTCCATAAGTGCGTCGGCGCGACCATGGCAGAGCGTTGGCTCCGTGCATACAACGGCTTTACTATCGAGAAAATCAACTGCGTTGGCTATAATATGTATGGGAACGCGGGGTGGAACAATCTAACCAATGCCGTAGGATCTACGCCCACGAAGCAGCTCTTTGATTTAATCGGTTGCTACTACAAGCAGCCGGCCTCGCTCTCTGCATCAAACATCTATGCTGTGCAGGCCGACCGTGGCCCCAATCACGCGGATACCCGCTACCACGTTGCCGGAGTCATCTGCGGCAACCGCACAAGCGATGCTCAAGCAGAGTGGGATGCCGTCAAGACCGGCACCACGTCGACACAGATCAATGAGACTGACGACAAGAGCGTCACGCCCGTAGCCAGCTCAGGAACAATAACTGCCTCCAGCGCGGTCGATGCATACGCGGATCTAATCACTAATGGAAACGTCGGCAGCCGACCGGAGGACCGGAAGGCAAACAGCCATCAGCCCGATACGCGGATTCTGAACGATGTTGCCACAGGTGTTGCACGCGCCAACGGCACAATGGCAAGCCTGGGCGGGTTTCCGACATACAACAGTGCGAGCAGAACACTCACCGCTCCAGCTAGCCCTAACACGGTGCAACCTTCGGGATACACAGTTGCAGAGGAGTGGGTAACGACATACCGCGAAGGCGTAGAGCAAGCATCAGGCGGTGCGGGAGAGTTTGACTCTGCGATCAAAGTTACCCGGACCACTCAGACATGGGGTGTAAGCGCTGACTCCGTTGTCTTGCCGGTAACGGTAACAACTCCGGCTAGCGCGTTTGTTCGACTCACGAATACAAACTCTGCCAATCTTGCAGATGCAGCGACTTCGGCCATTTCATACAATGATGATGAGATGTTCTGCCGTGTGGGCTCAATTGTCGGTAATGACGTAACGATATCGCGACCATCAACTGGCGATAACGTAGACTGCATCAGCGCACTAGAGACGCTAGAGGCGCTCTACCCCGGAAACGCTAACTCGTTCGAGATAGTGTTCGAGGGCACGGTAGCAATGACTACCGTCCAGCTTACCAAGGACTCCACGGCGCTTACTGGAATAACAACACAGGCCCATGCCGATCAATGCGTGGTCATTCTGAAAGGTATGGATTCTTCCAGCACGATTCGCAACTGGGATCGGGTAGCGCCGACGTTTGCTTTTGTTGAGTCCTCTCCGGGTGTGTTTGTTGCTCGGGTCACTCGCTCCGCTAATAACTCTTCTATCAGCGCAAACTACGATATTGCTGTTCTCAAGATGGGCGCTAACTACAACGTAGAGTATTTTACCCATACCATTGCAGCTAAGGGCACCGATGAAGAAATCACGATTACTGATGCCGTCGCGTGGACTAGTAAGTTTATCGTTTCTTATCACCGTCCGGTATCAGGCAATTTCCTCTGCTGCGATGTCGGATGGACCTCGCGGCCCGGCTCTGCGGCAAACAAGGTCTACAACAGGGTCCGGTCTACGGCAGTTGTTAACGGCGGAATTATCACCGGCTGGGTTATTAGTAACCCCGAGCTGCTGGTGCAGCACATAAACTCGATAACCGGCGGCGCTGCTGATTTCGATAACGCGCAGACCACGCAGAGCTACGCGCTAATAGCGATTACCGACCTGGCGCGGGCCTCTGTCTGGTGCTATGCCGACTCCTCGGACACCGCACAGAATTATACGAGGTTTTCGCGTAACTACCGCCTAACTTCGACCACCGCGCTCGAAAAGCGCGAAGGTCGCCCAGGGGCTCATACAGGTGATTTTGCGGCGGCAATCGTAACATGGCCTGCAAAGGACGTAAGCGCAGTTGTTACTACAGCACTAGCCCGAGCAAAGGCCGGGTTTGCTGCTGCTTTTGGATTTGGCTTTCACTGAGGAAACATATGGCACAAAGTTTTATACCGATATTAGCGAGCACTGTTTCCATTAACGTAACAAACACTAGCTCTGCTCTAGCTATAGGGACTCGCGGAAACGCGGTGCTGCTTAGCAACAAGGGCGACAAGTGGGTGTATGTCCGAATTACCGCAGCTACTTCGACCGCGACAACGGCGGATCTACCGCTTGGGCCTAATCAGCAAGTGGTTGTCCCGAAGGGTCCCGGCAACGATGGCTTTGCTGCTGCGATAACGGAGAGCACTGACACTACGACCGTTAAAATCACTGACGGCTGGCGAGCGTCCTAGGAGCTGCAATGTGGGCACCGCAGAAAGGCCCTCAACTAGAGGCGATACTCTCAACGTGGTGTGATGAGCTGTTCTTTGGCGGTGCGAAGTTCGGGGGCAAGTCTGACTTTCTGCTAGGAGATTTCCTGCAAGACGTTCCGACGTATGGGCGTCACTGGCAGGGCATCATTGTGCGCCAGACGATGCCGGAGCTTGAGGACATTATTAAGCGCTCGCATGTTCTCTACCCCGATACGGGCGCTATGTGGGCAGAGCAGAAGAAGACTTGGACTTGGCCGTGTGGTGCGAGTTTAAAGATGCGCCAAATGGAGCGGGCAGAGGATTTCTATAAGTACAACGGCCATTCCTACTGCTGGATCGCTCTCGACGAGCTACCGCAGTGGCCAAGCTTGGATGGCTACAAGCTAATGAAGGGCTGTTTACGGTGGGCGGAGCAGCACGTACCAACTAAGCGCATGAGGGCGACAGGTAATCCAATGGGCCCGGGAGTAGCAGAAGTTAAAGACTATTTCATTGACTACGCGCCGGATGGTTACACATCGTTTCTCGATCCTGAGACGAACATGCGCCGGATGTTTATACCTTCGCTGCCTAAAGACAATCTGATCGGACTTGATAACGACCCTGGGTATATCGGCAGGCTGAAAGGCATGGGTTCGCCTAAGCTTGTTAAGGCGCTGCTAGAGGGCAAGTGGGACCAGATCATTGGTGCATTCTTCGAGATATTCGATACCGACTTGCACGTTGTTCAGCCGTTTGCAGTTCCTACTAGCTGGCCAAGGATTAGGTCATTTGACTGGGGTAGTGCAGCTCCGTTCTCCGTTCAGTGGTGGGCGGTGTCGAATGGAGAGCAGCCGGACCTATCGCATGTACCGCTAGAGAAAAGGCCATACTTCCCGCGAGAGTGCATGGTCATGTACCGCGAGTGGTATGGGAAGAGCGGGCCGAACAAGGGCCTACGTATGGATAATAAAGACATTGCGGCTGAGATCGTGCGGCTAAGCGCGGGTGAGACATACGCAGACAACGTAGCAAGCCCTGATAGATTCAAGTCGGAAGGCGGCCCTCCAATTATGGAAACATTCTGGGAGGCGGGAATACCATTTCGCAGAGCAGATGATAAGCGCGTAGCGGGCTGGCAGCAGATGCTAACTCGGCTCAACGGGTATGAGCGTATACCGATGCTGCGCGTGTTCTCAACGTGTTCGGATTTTAGACGCACGTTACCGCTGCTACAGCACGACAAGCTCAATCCTGAGGATGTGGACGGTGACGGTGAGGACCACAGCGCAGAGGCAGCCCGCTATTGCTTAATGGCGCGGCCCTGGATTCCGCTTGATAGTCTCAAGCCTGCGAGCAAAACCATACACGAGATTAGCCTGAACGATTTGTGGGCGCTTAGGGAAACGGGCGGCGGCGGGTATCAGAGGATTTAATGGACGCAACGCAGAAGCAGATTGAAACGGTTGAGAAGGACTACGGCAAGGATAGCGCTGCTATCGTTAAGCGTTGGGTTGCTGAGATCGAGCTGTATGAGGAGGAGTATAAGGACTACCACACGCGATGCTCTGAGTTGTTAGAGCGCTACCGGGATGAGCGCAAGACAGAGGGCACAAAGAAGCTACCGCGCTTGAATCTCCTCTGGAGCAACAACAACGTCATCGAGCCTAGCACTTACTCGCAGCGGCCTAAGCTTGAAGCGTCACGGCGCTTTCACGACCGCGATCCTATCGGCAGATTGTCCTGCGAGATAATCGAGCGGGCAGTATCACTATCGCTTGATGATGACCGCTACGATTTTGACGGGGTAATAATGCGGGCTAGGCAAGATTTTGTATTGCTTGGCCGTGGTGTGCTCTGGGAGCGCTATGAGCCGGTCATAGTATCGGGGCAAGTAACAGACGACAAGACCGGGCAAGCTAGCGAGAGCGAGGAGCAGCAGCCGCAGGAAGAGCGGGTAGCCTACGAGCATACTTGCACAGAGCATTTGCATTACGAGGACTTCGGGCATACCTCCGGCGCTCGTGCGTGGGAAGAGGTATCGATGGTTTACCGCCGGGCTTACATGAGCCGGGACGAACTGGTAAAGCGGTTCAATAAGAAGAACCGCGCTGGCACAAAGCTACTCGGCGCAGATGTCCCACTGGACTACACGCCTAAGCGTATCTCTGCGAAGAAAGATACCGGTGAGAAGTATTCCCACTTTAAGAAGGGCACTATCTACGAGATTCACGACCGCTCTAGCGGTAAGGTGTATTGGATTTCTAAGGAGTATCCCAACGAGCCGTTAGATGTAATGGATGCGCCGATGGGGTTACGCGGTTTCTTTCCATGCCCGAAGCCCGCCTATGGAACACTGACAAACGATTCGCTGATACCGATACCGGACTACGCGCAGATACAGGATCTATGCTCAGAGCTGGATTTGCTTACCGCCCGCATTAAGCTGATTACCGATGCGATTAAGGTCAAGGGTGGGTATGAAAAGTCGCTAGGGGACTTGACCAAGCTTCTCAGCGCAGACGATAACAAGCTTGTGCCTATCGACCTGACGAAGTTTCTGAGCGTTGCCGGGACACCGGATTTGCATAAGCTGATACTTTTCATGCCGATTGAGCAGCTTGTGGCGGTGCTACAAGTGCTCTATGACGCACGGGAACGCACCAAGGCGCTGATTTACGAGATATCGGGTAACTCAGACCTGATGCGCGGTGCGACGGACCCTAGGGAGACGGCAACGGCTCAGCAGGGGAAGATGACTTTTGTCAGCAAGCGTCTTAAGAGCAAGCAAGATGAGTTTGCGCGGTTTGCGCGGGATCTGTTTAGGATTAAGGCTGAGATTATCTGTGAGAAGTTTAGGCCGGAAACTATCGCACAGATGGTGGGCTTTGACCCGCAGAAGAGTGAGCAAGATTTAAGCATACCGCAGATCCCCTTGCCGATGCCGCCTCAGCCTCCGCCGATGCCAGGCCAACCGCCTATGCCTCCACCAGAGCCGCAAATGATGCCGCCTGAGATGGTATTTGGCCAGGCATTGCAGTTGATGCGTGATGACACGATGCGGGCTTACCGAATCGACATTGAGACTGATTCGACCGTCGCACTAGATGAGCAGCAAGAAAAGGCTGATGCAACGGAGCTTGTGGTTAACATCGGGCAATACTTCCAGAACGCTATGCCGATTGTGCAGGTGATGCCTTCCTTTGGGCCGGTAGCAAAAGAGCTACTGATGTTCATTATTCGCCGCTACAAGGCAGGGCGCGGTATGGAGGAATCGATTGAGCGAGCGTTAGATGAATCTATTCAGGCAGCAGCGGCAGCACAGGAAGCACAAGGGCAGCAACCCGATCCGGCTATGGCTAAAGTGCAGCAAGACGGCCAGATGCAGCAGCAAAAGATGCAGCAAGACGCACAGGAAAAGGCAGCCGCATCACAGATGCAGACGATGGCAGAACAAGGAAAGATGCTCTTAGAGCAGGAAAAGCTCAAGGCACAGCGGGAACAGATGATTCAAGACGCTGCGTTTAAGGCGGAAGAGTTAGCGCTTAAGCGGGCAATAGCAATCGATGAGCTAGAACTCAAGCGGCAGACAAATGCTTCGCAGTCGCACATTGCAGAGCAGAAGGCGCTTGCGGATATAATCACTAAAGGGGTTGACCCTGCAAAGCTCGTTAAGAATCCCAAGCCTAAACGCTCGCAGGCCCGTATATACACCGGCGAGAACGGGGAACGCATTGTGGATATGCAAGAAATAACAGATCAGGAAGCCTAACTAGAAAAGGGAAAATTATGGCACTAGTAACTAGACTTTCAAACGCCGCAGCAAAAGCGGCATGTGACGCAATCGTGGATTTAATCGATGGCGGTGCTACCGCTGGCAAGTTGCGGATTTATTCAGGGACACAAGCAACAGATCCCGATACTGCTATCGGTGCTCAGGTATTGCTCGCAGAGCTACCACTAAGCGATCCAGCATTTGGCAATGCAGCCGATGCTGCGCCGGGCGGAAGAGCAACGGCAAGCGCGGTTACTAGTGATGCTTCGGCAGATGCTACGGGCACTGCCACTTGGTTTCGAGTTCTCGATTCTAATAACGTAGCGATCACTGACGGCAGTGTTGGAACGTCAGGCGCAGACTTAAATATAAATACAGTCTCTATTGTTGCGGGTGCTCAGGTGTCTATTACGGCCTGGACATTTACCGTACCCGAGTCTTAAGCTATGGCTTCCGGCGATTCGCTCTTGATATTTACGCCGCAGTGTAATGAGGCACCAAGCTCCAACCCGGCTACCTTTGCTTTGCGTAACGGACATCTGATCTTGCAGTTCGATACGACCACGCAAGAGATTGCCATATTCAAAGCCGTGCTTCCCCGCAACTATGCCGGGGGCGGTATTACTGTGTATCTGCATTTTGCTGCTGCAACGGCAACCACTGGCACAATCGGATGGGATGTTTCTTTCGAGCGCATCGGCGCAGCACAGCAAGATATTGATGCAGACGGCTTTGCAACTGCTCAGACTGTCACAGCAGTCACGGTCAACGGCACTGCTGGGAATGTGATGATCTCAAACGTCGCGGTAACGAACGGCGCGAACATGGATTCAATTGCGGTGGGCGAGTTGTTTAGGCTGAGGCTGAGAAGGGATGTTGCTAACGACACGGCTACGGGGGACGCTGATTTTTTAGCGATTGAGCTTAAAGAAACCTAATGGCTCGCTCATTCACTACGGCCAGCAGTCAGTATTTAGAAAATACTTCAACACCGCCTGTTGGATTCACTGGCTGTTCTCTTGTCTGCTGGGCAACCCGATCTGTTGATGTTGTTGAATCCGCGCTGATCAACGTAGGGATCAATACTACAGTCGGCACGTTCGTCGGCCTATACATGAACAGCGATGGCCGCGCCCGCGCCTATAGCTATGCGGCGGCAACGGGCGTGTCTGCCTTTGCCGGCACCGGGGGCGGTGCGATCAACACATGGAATTTTTACGGTGCGACCTTCACTTCTTCTACGCTACGTAATGCGTATTGGAACACAGCAAGCGGATCTAACACCACTTCAAATGCTCCAACCGGCACACTAACCGGCATGTCGATTGGTCGCGCTATGCGAACAACAAGGAACTATCACGGCGGCTTAATCGCTGAAGCAGCAGTTTACGACGCGGTATTGACAGCAGCTGAAATGTTGCAGTTAGCGAATAAAGTTTCTCCACTCCTAGTCGCGCGACAAAACCTTGTCGCCTACTGGCCATTGCTCGGCGCGTACTCCCCTGAAATTGATGTGCGCGGTGGGTATAACATGACGCTAAACGCAAGCCCTACCGAGGCGGCGCATGTTCCTATTATTTACTCACTTCCCTCACAGATACTCAAGCTAACTACGGCAACGATCACCGGCACCGCTGCGCAGACCATTACAAAAGCTCAACAGTCTGCCTCTGCCCTAGAAACAATTACTGGAACAGCAGCTCAGACCATTACAAAAGCAGCCCAAGTTTTAACGGCATTAGAAACTGTTTTTGGAAGTGCCGCTCAGGCAATTCCAATTGCTCAACAGTCTGCCTCTGCCACCGAAACAATTACTGGCACTGTTGGGCAGACCATTTCAATTGTTTCTCAGTCTGCTGCTGCTTTAGAGACGCTTACTGGCACTGCTGCGCAAGTAGCTCCGAGTGCCCAGCAAGCAGCAAGCGGCACTGAAACTATTACCGGATCTATTTTACAAACTGCGCCAGTTTCTCAGCAGTCCGTAAGTGCCCTAGAAACCATTACCGGCACAGTTTCACAAGTAGCCCCAAGTGCGGGGCAAAGTGCTACCGGCACCGCTGCCGATTCCGCGCCCTACTTCACTGGCTGGGTCGATGATGATGATGACTCTGAGTGGGACGGCTACCGCAAAAAGAAAAAGAAAAAGGGCAAAAAGAGTAAGAAGCACCCTAAGCCGAGCATCGTTAGTTTTCTAGAAGTTTACCAGGCGCTAAAGAAGCAAGACGATGCGCAGAGCGCAGCTCCGGAAATAGCCCCTGATACGCTGCCAATGCCGCCTAAGAAGGCGATAGAGCGCAAGGCTGAGCAAGTAGCTCAGTTGCCGCTAGGACCAAGCCTTGAGCAACTAGACGGGCTTCTTGCCGCGATTGAGCTGATACAAGCTCAGATACTGCTAGAGGCCCAGCAAAGGGCGGCGCTAGAGGAAGCCGCGCGGTTAGCACATGAGCGGCAACTGCTTGAGATGTGGGCACAGACGCGGCTTGAGGCGCTTGCAATGCAGATGCACATCGATGCTGAGCTTGAGCGGTTGCAGCTTGAAGAGGATGAAACTGTGGTACAGTTATTACATGAGTTTATGATGCAATAGGGGGAATAATGGATCTACTTTCTATCATAATTACTTTCGTGGTTGTCGGCCTAGTTCTTTACCTAATCAATGCCTATATTCCGATGGAGGCGCGGGTTAAGCAGCTGATGAATATCGCGGTGCTGATCATCCTAGTGCTGTGGCTGCTACGCGCTACCGGGTTACTTGCGGGGCTTGGTGCTGTGCATGTCTAAGCATAACCTCAAGAAGCTAGGCGCTGAGATAGCCGAGAAGCATGATTGGCGCTTCAAGGGGCTATTTCAGCCCGCTAACCAAGACGTGACGATGCTCAACTTCGAGAAGCCCGCTGGCGAGATGGCTGTCATCACCGTGAGCGGGCTAGAGCTTCTGACTAAATCAACAAAGGCCATCGGGCTAATCCTACATCAGCGTGCTGGTGTGCCTAAGCCGGAGAGCCGGATCCTTACTTCGCACTAAGCTATATCCTACCAATAGCGCGGAGTTATTTTAACTCCATCCTACCCGCGTAAAATTCCGCTGTACTTAAGCGAGTTCATGCCTTAATATGGTTTGCGTATGGTAATTCGCCATACGCGGGCTAAACGCGCATGAAAACACGCTACATTTGCTATAACGACGGCGGTAATCTTGTCCTGATTGATGTGGCAACGCTGCCTCGTGTTGAGCAAAAGGCTCCGGCTATTCATCAAGATTCTATGCAGCCGTTGTGGCACCCGACTACCGGCAAGATGTTTGACTCGGTATCATCATTCCGCGCTGAGACGAAGCGCACAGGGGGAATAGAGCTAGGCAACGACGTCATGCCGCCTAAACAGCGCAAGCCGCGAACGTTGCTTAGCTCCCGCGAGCATCTCGAAAAGAACTACCAATTACAGAAAAACGGGGCGCTACCAAAGCCCGCGCCAGCAGAATCTATTGCCGCGTTTGAAAAGCAATTTGGAGCCGTATGTCCGAAGAGCTAGAACGCGAAGAGCCAGAAGCAAGCGAACCGGAAAGCGCACGCGATACGATGCAGCGTGCTTACGAGGAGTCGCAGACCGCTGAGCCGGAAGTAGAAGCACCGGCAGCAACAGAATTAGAGAACGAAACGCCTGAGCAACGCGCCGATAGGCAGCGGGACGAAAAGGGGCGATTCGCTAAAAAGGATTCAGAGCCGCAAGGCGACGATACGGGCACACAGCCCGCTCAAGGGGTGACAGAAGAACAGCAAGCAGCTGCTCCCATCACCGCACCCTTGAGCGTGCCCGGAGAGCTACGACAAGCATGGAGCCAGCTCCCACGCGAATGGCAGGAGTATTATGCCAAACGAGATCTGGAAACCAGCCAAAAGCTTAGCGACCAAGGGCGGCAAGTGCATGAACTTAACGAAGTCTTAAAAGAGCATGTAGCTGATTGGGAAGTTCGAGGCATTACGCCAGCGCAGGTGCTTAAACAAGCCCTAACCTGGTCAAAGCAATTCGAAACCGATCCGCTTAACGCGATGTTTAGACTCGGCAGCATGTATGGGGTTACTCCCGCGCATGCGGCTCACGCACTGCAAACAAACCATGCACAGCAACAGCAAGGGCAGCAACGAGCACAGCAGGGGCAGCCGCAGATACACCCGGAGCTACAGCGAGAGTTTAACGAGATTCGGGCGTTTAGGCAGCAGCAAGAACAGGCGGTCATTGAGCAGAAAACAGAGTTTGCGAATTCGCATTACAGCGCTTTTGCAAATGAGGCAGATGCTCAAGGCAACCTAGTCAATCCCTACTGGCAAGAAGCTTACCCACTAATGCAGAGCATGGCAGCGGGCTTGCGAGAGCGCTATCCCGAGGCCGGAGCACAGGAGTTTTTAAGGATTTGCTACAGAGCAGCTATCAATGCTGATCCTACGCTATCCCAAAAAGCTACTGCCGACTCGGATCGCTCACGCCAGCAAAGGGAGCGGCAGCAAGTAGAACAGGCTAGGAAAATGGGTTCATCGGTGAGAGGTGCCCCAAACGGGGCAGCCGGATCGCCGCAACGATTTGGCTCAGCGCGTGAAGCAATGCAGGCCGCTTATGAGGGGAAAATCTAATGACTCATAAGCAACAACAATGGCAGCACCAAACACCAACTGGGGTGAATTACTCACCGTCACGCTACAAAACCGCAGCGGAGAGCTAGCGGATTCAATCTCGGATAACGTCGCATTAATGTATTTCCTAAAAAAAGGCGGGGGCTATCGTCCTGTGCCTGGCGGGGAAAGCATTATCGAGGAAGTTATCTACGCTGAGAACAGCACCTACAAACGTTACGCTGGTGGGGAACCGCTGGACATCGGGCCATCTGAAAGCATCAGTGCTTTTAGCTTTGCCTGGAAGCAGGTCGCTATTGCGGTCACTGCGACAGGCTTAGAAATCGACGTTCAGAATACCGGGCCTGATGCAGTAATGGATCTTCTTTCTTCGCGGGTAGACATTGCTGAAATCACGTTTGAGAACAACCTGACTTCGGATCTTTACTCTGCTGGCACTGCCGATGGCGGCAAGCAGATTGGCGGTTTGCAGTTGATCGTTCCTGACGATCCAACGACTGGCGTAATCGGCGGTATTAACCGGGCAACCCATACCTGGGCACGTTCGCAATACTACCGCGGCGTGACTGACGGCGGCGCTGCTGTTTCGGCAACTACGATCCAGGATTACATGTTTGCCCTGTGGCAAAGAACGTCATCTGGAAAGCTGAAGCCGACCGGCATTATCGCGGACAACAACTACTACGGTTTTTATCATGCGAGTGTCCAGCCGTTACAGCGAATCACCAATAAGTCAGTTGCTGATGCAGGATTCCCGAACCTTGAGTTCATGGGAACGCCTGTAATCTCTGACGGCGGCATTGGTGGGAACTGCCCAGCGAATCATATGTACTTCCTTAACACCACCAAGGGAGCAATCAGCTACCGGCCACACAAGGATCGGAACATCGTTCCGCTCACGCCAGATCGTTACGCAACCAACGCGGATAGCATGGTTCGTTTGATGGCGTGGGCTGGAAATATGACCGTTCGGCAACCGCGACTGCAAGGTGTACTCATCGCGTGATTTAGTCTGATTTGAAGGAGAAAAGAAAATGGCATGGACAATAATTGAACCGCTTCCGGGCGTTCAAAGAATCACTGATACGTCTACCACGGCTTCGAATGAAGCGGGGTTAGGCGACATCATGAGAGCAAGAGACGCTGATTACGGCGTAGGTGAGTTCATTTACCTCAAGGGTGTTGCAAGCACCGCTGTGGGTAGTTGGGTCACTTACAACTTGGATGATGGGGGCTCCGCGCTGCTTGCCGCTAACGCTATTGGCCCTGTGGCTGTAGCGATGTCGGCAAACATAGCCAGTCAATATGGTTGGTACTGCATCCAGGGCAAAGTTCCGGCGCTCGCGCTCACTGCATTTGCTGACAACGGCAACGTTTACAGCACCGCAACTGCGGGCAGTGTTGATGATACAATTGTCGCTGGCGACCGTGTGAAGAACGCTAAGGGCGCTTCGGGGGTTAACGAAACGACCTTGCTTGCTGACTTCGAGATTGATCGTCCCTTTGTGGACGACGCGCTCTCAGCGTAACGACAAACGGGAGGCCTTTCGGGGCCTCCCTTTTTTGAGGATTTGAAATGGGACTCGTTAAAAATCTAATGGGCACAGGGCTTCCGGTGCAGACCGCAAAGGCGCTTGGTAATGCGCCGAATTTCGAGGGGCAGATCGGCATTGGCGGCACTGTGCTTACCGTTACCGCAGCAGAGCTGAATCGTCTCGCTGATGTTTCTGGGCGCATTGTTGCGGCAACGGCAGCAACGCTTACGATTACTGAGGCAACGCATGAAGGCAAGACCGTCACGCTGGATAGGGCTGCGGGCATTACCGTGACGCTTCCAGCAGCAACGGGCGGCGGTGCAAGGTATCGCTTCTATACCAAGACGACTGTTACCTCGAACAACCACGTCGTGCAGGTAGTCGAGAACGACGTGATGAAGGGAACTGCGTGGGCTACGCAGGATGCCGCTGACACGGCGGTAGCCTTTGAAACGGCGGCGGATAGCGACACTATTACGATGAACGGCAGCACTAAGGGCGGGTTGATTGGTGATGTGATCGAGCTTGAGGACGTAGCAACAGATACTTGGTCTGTGCGGTGCTTCTTACAAGCAACTGGCACTGAAGTAACGCCGTTTAGCGCTGCTGTAGTGTAACCAATAACGGAGAATGAAACATGCAAACCGATCCCGATGGACTGGCACTGGGACACGTGCCGACAAACTTGCAGGGTATAGGAATGGTGTCTTACGGCTCAGACGATGCGCTAGGCGTGGAGTTCTTTACCAAGACCATTTACCTGCCTGAGTTAAAAATGGGTGAAACTGGCGTGCAGGTAGACAGGCTAGCAGGGGAAGAAAAGAGAACGTATCTCTCTATTAGGTTCCCTGCTACCTCGAAAATCCAGGACGGTGATTGCTGGGTAGGCGAGGCGACCGAAGAGCATAAGCAGCGGTTCTGGCGTCACTGGCAAGCATTCCAGCAAGGCGGTGGAGCCTATGGCGGGACTGAGCTGAAGCTGATGAAACATGCTGCATTGGACGAGGCGCTAATCGCTGAGTTCAAGCGCAACGGCGTTACCTCAATTGAGCAGCTTGCAGCGCAGCCTGATAACTCTATGCCTCGACTCGGGCAGTTTGGCTATGCGCTTCGCAAGGCGGCTCAGGGCTGGCAGCAAGACCAAAAAGAATTAGTGCACTTGAAGGACCTCAAAGAGGACCAAGAAACGCTGAAGGCTACTGCTGCTGCACAAGCTGCACAGATTGCCCAACTAACCGCACTATTAGAAGCACAAACAGCACCGGCAACAGACGCCGCTAAACAAAAAGGTAAGTAATCATGTCAGAGATATTTTTTCGAGAAGAGGAAAGGGACGCAGGCGAGGACAAGCGGGAAACCGTGGTTGTTTTGGTTCGCGTACTTGATAAGAACAGCACCCACGTTACCGTGGCTACCGACGAGGACAAGCAAAGGTATAGCCCTGCTTATACGAAGTTCGAGGCAGCCAAGAAAACGCAGGATGATCTAGCGAAGGAGAATCAGCCGTTGCCTCACGATCAGGAAGTAAAGGAAGTGAGCGAGCATGAGCCGCAGGTCAATACTGGCAAGCTTTTGCACGACCAAACCGGTAAGGAAGCAGAGAAGATTGCTAAGCTAGACCACGAAGAGCGTAGAAAGAAAAACAGAGAGTAACGCCTAAATGAGCCTACTCACTGTTATTCAGAACGCTTCGAAAGAACTCGGGCTTACTACTCCTAGCACGGCTTACGCTAATACCGATCCAATTGTCGTTCAAATGGTCGCGTTGGCAAACCGTGCTGGGAAGCAGGTCCGGGATCTGTATTACTGGCCGCAGCTGTTAAGGGAAGCGACTGTCACGCTGATTGATGCTACGGCTAGCTATTCCCTTCCGACTGACTTTAATACTGCGGTAATGGAAACGCATTGGGACCAGGCGGGTGATTTAGCGATGCTTGGTCCTTTATCGCCGGGTGAGTGGCAGGCATGGCAACAGGGCATTACTCCGGCTCCTAATCGCTCGATGTATCGGATCAAAGGGTTCGGCGCGAATAAGATCAACCTTATTCCTACTCCTACCGCAGCAGAGGCCGGGAACACGCTGCTGTACGAGTATCAGTCTACTTTCTGGCTAACCACTGTCGCCGGGGCTACTCCTACGCTAGAGGCGTTTACGGCTGATACAAACGTGATTTTCTTCCGTGAGGATTTGCTTGAGCTGGACATTATCTGGCGCTGGCGGAGGGCCAAGCGGCTGGATTACGGCGCGGAGATGGCGGAGTCGGTAGTGGCATGGCGTAGCGAGGCGACTGCTAAACAGGGCGCTCCGACAATTGATCTAGCGAATCGCGGGGGGGCTCGGTTCCTTGGACCTGATAACGTGCCGGATCGACATTCTTGGTATACCTAAATGGGCAAGGCCGATAGTTTTCTAACAGGAGCGCAGCGCCGGAATCTTGGCGTAGATGACGTGGTGCCCGATGGTCGCTTTGCCGGTAAGACCGTTCGGGAAATCTACGGGATGCTGCAACAGCAGGAGCAAGGCTATAGCGGGCTACAGCAGAGCGCTAACTCTGGTGAGATGACTATAGAGGAAGCGATGCAGGGGGGCTTCAATAGCCCAGATCCGCGAAGCTATAGAGTTCCCTATGGCCCGTTCCAGGGCATGTCGATGGACCAGCTTGCACAGAGATATAAGGAGCAGCAATCGTATCTGCAAGATAATGGGTTTGTAGCCAAGGAACCCGAAGAGCCGGGGATGGTTGACCAGATCATGCCGCTTGCAACAGGCATCGGTAGCGCTGTCACGGCTGGCGCTTTAACGAACTACCTTTCGGGACAGACGGCCCTCAATGCAGCCCAAACCGCTGCCCAGACGGCGGCACCATCTGCGGTTCCTGGCGCGGTAACTGCCGGAGCTGCACCCGCAGTGCCCACGGTGATAGGCGGTGCGCCGATAGCAAGCACCGTTCCTGCCGCAGCTCATAGCTACGGCATGTTAGGACTTAACGCAGCACCGGGAACGGTAGGCGGCGCATTCCTTCCCGCAGCGGGCGTTGCGGCTGGTGCATACACTGGAATGCAACAAGGCAAAGGTTTGTTGAACGCGGTCAAGGGTAAGGACATGAGCTTCCAGGAGGAAGCCGCGCTTGCCCTGCCTACGTTTGGGCTAAGCTTTGCAGTTGACCCGGTAAAGAAGCTTTTCGGCGGCGGTAGGCATGAAGGGGTCTCTCAGCGCGAGACAAACCGCAACGCCTTCCGGGACGACTCGCAAATCTACGCCGGCAACGACATTGGGCTAGCTGGTGGAAATACCTTTAACATCGGCTCGAACAGAAACACCGAAACAACCGACATTGACTGGGACAAAGCAAAGGGTACGCCAGGCGATGAAGACCTGATCTCTCGACTAGATAGCTTGACCGTTGCCCTATCGCCTCTTACGGGGGATCAGCGAGCCTGGCAAACAGGTGAGTTTTACAACGCCGCTACGTCAAGCGGCGATTCTATGGCAAACGTGCAGCAGATGTTCAAAAACTCTGGCCGCACGTATGAGGAAATACGTCAGGGGATCAGAGAGGCGACGGACATTAGCGAGCAAGAGCGTCAAGTGCATCTCGCCAACGTCGATGTTGTGGAGCAATACGGTGGGCCTACTCCGGCAGCGGTATTACCAGGACAGCAGGCAAAAGCGGCAACCTTACCAGCTCCCACGACGGCATCAGTAGATCGTAACGCTGGCAGGCCCGCACCGGTCTTTAATGACCCGCTAGCGGTCAACCTCGCTCCAAAAGCAGCGCCAGGCCAGAAGAAAGGAAGCACGCGCCTCAAAGCATTCTGGGGGCAATAGTGGCTAAGACTGTCACGCTACCGTTTCCGTCTGGAGGGCTTAACGCAAGAGATCCGCTTGATGCTATGCCGGCAAGTGACGCATGGGAAATGCGCAACATTCTTCCGCGCTCGGGATACGGGGAGTTCGTCGGGGATGGCGTCATCATCCATGACGCAGCGGGTAGCGGCGGGGATGTTAAGACGGCTATCACAGCAGCCTACCTGGGCGGCGAAAAGCTATTTGTCTGCTATGGCGGTAAGATTGTTCTTGTCCTAACCAGCAGCACTGAAACAGACCTTAAGACCGGGCAAACCGTTGATAACTGGCAGCACGCCTTTATCAACAATACGCTGGTGATGGTGAATGGTGCAGACCAGCCGCAGCAGATCAGTTCCGTCCCTGCAATTTCCGATGCCGTGTATACGATCATTGCCGACGATAACAAGCTTGTTGATGTAACGGTGTATCAGTCACGCCTTTACTTCATCGAAAAAGACACCACGAAAATGTGGTATGGCGCTACAAACGCCACGACTGGGGCGCTAACTGCTTTTGACCTCGCGACCGTCATTAAAAAAGGCGGCACCCTTGAATGGATCTCGAGCTGGACAGAATCAACCGGCAGCGGTCTACAAGACTACCTAGTTATTATGACCAGCCAGGGCGAGATGCTTGTGTATGCTGGCGATGACCCAACAGCGAATTTCTATCTTATGGGCCGCTTCTATGTCGGCAAGCCTCTTTCTCGCAGGGGCAAAGAAAACATTGGCGCGGATCTCTGGTTTCTTACCCGCGATGGGATGCTTTCCGCTGCTGACGTGATGCGCGGGAACGGTAACGCAGGAAAGTATAAGGCGCTTACTGATAAGATACAGAACGTATACCGCGAGCGCGTTACTACTTACGGATCTGCGGTCGGCTGGGAAATCTACAATTACCCCCGCGGCAACCTCGTGCTGATTAATATACCGCCTACCGTGGATCTATCGGGTAATGGCGATTACGGCTGGCAGTATGTAATGAACACCGAGACAGGCGCCTGGTGTGAGCTGTTTATAATGTATCCGGCTTGGACGTGGACGCTGTTTGCGGAAACTGCCGTGTATGGCGGCAAGGCCCACACAGCGCGAGCATTTAACCCGACTGGCGTTTTTGCCACGGTAGGCGATGGTATTTACTTCGCGCGTGTTAGTTGGGCTTATAACGATTTAGGTGCGCGGGGCTTTGACAAGCACGTGCAGATGATAAGGCCGACGATTAGCGATTTCTCGGATTTTGATAGCGGCTTTGGAACACTAGCAACCAATGTCGGAGTTTACGGAGAACTTGGAACCACGCCAGGGGGCGGCTTAGTTTCGATTGGAACATTTACCGCAGCTGGTGGAAACGTGAATAGGTGGGTAGGCGCAACTACATATAGCAAGCTTATCTCTCCCGCAATGTCGTTTATGGTAACGAGCATCAATGCGCGCATTAACAATGTGCAGCTCATGTATGAGCCAGCAACGGAGCCGTTCTAATGCAGACCGAGCTTGCCATAGGTGAGTTCGTAGCAAGGCTTTGCCCCGGTGTTGAGCATTACCCGGACTGGGGGCCTTTTAGGGCGCTTGGTTTTAACGACGGAGAGAAGTTAGTTGCGGGCGTAGTGTTCTCGCAGCTAAACGGGTTTGACGCGCTTGTTAGCATTGCGGCAACTACTCCAAGGTGGGCAACGCCGGGACGGATTAGACGCGTGATGCAGTTTGGATTCGATGAAATTAAATGCGTGAGACTCACGGCGGTAACGAGTAAGAAAAACGCCAGGGCAAGAAAGCTGCTTAGGGGCTTGGGGTTTATCGAGGAAGGCAGGAAGCGCAAGGGCTTTGACGGGCAACAAGATTGCATCATTTACGGTGCAACACGATTGGACATGGAACGATGGCTGTTAGCGGAAAAACACAAAATAGCGGCGTAGTATCGGGGCCGGGAACTCTCGGGGGCGGCAAGGCAGCTCCAGTATCGGGGCCGGGAACTCTCGGGGGCGGCAAGGCAGCTCCAGCTTACGGAACGCTTGACTGGCAAGTGCAGAACAACTGGATCACGCCTGAGGCAGCAGCGCAGCAGGGCGCTATCAACAACGGCGGCTGGGGAGCACCAGCGGCAACGGCAACGGCAGCTCCGACTAGCACAGCACCCTTGGCAAACGGAGCAACGAACCGTGGCAGCACGCCTATGCAGCAGTGGCAGCAGTCTACCGCTGGGATGCAACCGCAACAGCCGCAACAGCCCATTGTCCCGACGAACACAACGCCCAAAGGCCCAGCGCCTTACATGCCGGTGGATCAGCTCAAGACATCACTTGCCGCTCAAGTCGCGAGCAAAGGCATTAATCAAGGCCAAGCAGACGCAGAGATCGCACGTGTGCAGGGCTTGTGGGACGAATACAATAAGAGCGGGGGCGCTAGCACTGGTTTTGACCAAGCGGCGCAGATTGCCAACACTCAAGGCCAGATCAACAACCAGAACATGCAGCAGCAGGCGCAATACAACCGCGTCAACGAGTTTAATCCTTACGGCCAGAGCGAGTTTCGGCAAAACCCCGATGGCTCTTACAGCCGGATTAGCAGCCTATCCCCGGAGCAGCAGGGGCTGTTGGACTCTCAGCAACAGCGCGATGCTACGTTTAGCGGTGGTATGGGCGGCCTTGCGGCCTCGGGGGTAGCCAATTTGCAGCAGCCGTTTAATTACGGCGCTATGCCAAAGGCGCTTGGCATGGAGGATTTGCAGGGAGATCGTAGGCGCGTTGAGGACCAGGTATACGGGCAATACTCAGGCGACATTGAGCGGGAATCGGGGCAGCAGCTCCGAGCGTTTGAGCAGAAGATGGCTAACCAGGGCATCCCGCAAGGCTCTGAGATGTATTCCCGGCTTATGTCGGACCTTGAGCGGAACAAGGGCGATGCACTCAATAGAGCTCGCACAAGCGCCATTACGACGGGCAGGCAGGAAACAGAGTCCATGTTCGATATGGGCGATAGATCGCGCTCTAGGGGCATTAGCGAGGCTAAGGACTTGCGTTACATGCCGTTGGACGAAGTTGCTCGGCTTGGGGCGCTAAGCGGCGGTGTGCAGAATCCGCAGTTCTCGGCAACTAGTCAGATCCAATCGTCGCCGGTTGATTTCGGGGGGTATGCTCAGAGCTTCGTGGGTCAAGATTACGGCTTGGGTGTCTACAAGAATAAGGCCGTTTTTGACCAGAATCTGTCTCGTGAGCAATACCAATGGCAGGAGCAGCAGGAAAAACAGGGCAAAGGCGGCGGTAAAGGTGGCGGTTCGTCCGGCGGCGGCGGTGGATCTTGGTATTAACTAACAATTGAGGCAATACAATGAATCCTTGGCAACAACAAATAAACCAGATGCAGATGATGCAGCAGCAGCAAATGCAGCCGAAGCAGATGGACCCGCTAGCAATGGCGATGATGCAGGGTGTAGGCGGCGCAGCTGGTGCAATGCCCTACGGCATGAATCCGCGTCCTAATCCGACCTCAATGCAGGCAGCAACGCCTCAGATGCTACAAGCTGTGCAGCAGCTCGGTGCGGCGGCTGGCATGGCTCCGGCAGCGGCAGCCGCGCATCAAGGCAGGCCGCACCCACGGAACGCCGGAAGGCCCGCGCCGCTAACCAAGCCGATGGGCGGCACAAGGGAGACTATGCAGGCGCACTACGACGCAGTGGGCGTAGGTAAGCCGAAGCTTGACCCGGTAAAAGCAGCAGCATGGCAGTCGCAAATAGCACCCAAAAAGACAATGGCGGTCGGCAAACCAAAAGCGCAGGGCAAACTAGCAGGCTGGTGGAAATAAATGGCACTCGATGATCTGATGGCGGCACTTAACGCCACAAGCAAAAACACTCGGTCAAGCAACGCTCTCCTGCAAAGCAGAGACGCGCTCAGTCAGTTTCAGTTCGCACCGTCGCGCAAGGAACGGGAAACGGGCAAGGTCGACTGGAAAAAGGATCTGATGGGCAAGATGGGTATGGCGATCCTTGGCGGTGTTCTTGGCGGCTACGGTGAAAAGCAGGTTCGTGAGGAAGAGCAAGGCCGCTCGCTTCGCTTTACCAACGCTCTACGCAGTGCCGATCCGGCTGCCATGCTTGGCGCAGATCCTGAGTTGTCTCAGTTCGCCATGCCTTTGCAGATGGCACAGTACAATCGCGGAATAGCGAAGCAGGACGCACAAGAGCAGATGAACATGAAGACAGATGCCGAGTTGCGGCTCAAGGGTATTGTTCCGGGCGCAGACGGGCAAGGCTACACAACCGATCCGAACATCTCAGAGGCGCTAGTTAATCAAGCATTAGCAGAGAAAGGAAAGACACCTAGGGGCTTCGGCGGGGAGCAATCAAGCGTTGCTGCACCTAAACCAATGTCACCTTATAACTTTGGCGATAGGGTTCCTTCAGTTGATGACAAGCTGATTGCATATCAGCAAAAGTTGACGGCTAACGGGTGGGACGACGAACAAGCATCAAAGCGGGCCGGTGAGCTTGTGAAGGGTGAGCGGGATTATGCGGCAAAGTCTTTCAAGAAAATGGACGAAGCCCGCGAAAAGGCCGGCCTCTTAAAATCACTCGCTGACACTGCATCTGCTGGGGCGGAAACGGCGGGCTATACTGGTCCTTATAATAGTCTAGCGACTATGGGCGCTAATGTCGCGTCGTTTTTTGGCAACGAGGAACAATCTAACAAGCTTGCCGGACAGGCGCTGCTGGACTCTATTAAACCAGACATGGTTAAAGCTTCGCGCTCTCCCGGTGCCGTTAGCGATAAAGAAAACGTCATGTACTTGGCTGCTGGGCCTAACTCTGGGAACACGCCAGAGCAAAACGCAGTATTGATTAATAAGATGCGCAACCTTTCGCAGCTAGAAGCGGAGTACGCGGATTTCTTAGATACCTACACAGCCGAGAAAGGGACTTCCGTAGGGGCGGATCGGTTATGGCAAAACTATACCCGACAGTATCCGCTGTTCTCGCCGCCGACCCCAAAGGGAACGATTGACATAAACCAGCAGCGACCTAGCTGGCAGGATTTCTTTTCGGGACAAGGCCAACAAGCACCAGCGATGCCTCAACAGAACACGGGCGGAGGTCCTCCGCCAGGTCTAACCTTTCAAGAGTTCCAAGCATGGAAGCGTGGGCAGCGATGACCGACGAAGAAGAATATCAGGATTACCAGGACTACCAAGAGTATCAGGCGTATCAAGCCGGTAGTTTTGGCGCTCCAGAAGAACCGAAGCAGCGTAGCTCTACAGACTTGCTTGGTGCAGACCAGAGCCTTGGTGTGCAACGTGCTCGCTTAGGCGTTGGCGGTCTATCCAGGATGATTCCTTTCAATGTGGGCGATGAGATAGTTGCGGGCGGTTCGGCTCTGTTCGATGCGGCATTGGGCCGCGGCGGGCTTAGCGAATCTTATGACAATCGGCTTAGCCAGGTTAGGGATTATCAAGATGCTTTTGGCCAGGAGGCGGGAAACTGGGCAACCGCTTTAGATATAGGCGCTGGCGTTGGGATGCCGCTTGGTAGTGCGGTGTCTAAGGTCAAGGGCCTTTTGCCTAAGCTCGGAGTATTGGCAGCAGAGGGCGCGTCGCTTGGTGGCGCTTACGGATACGGCGGCGGGGAAGGCAGCGAGGATCGTTTAGCCGAAGCACTTAGTGCAGCCAAGATCGGCGCGGTTGTCTCACCAGCGCTCTATGGTGGGATTTCTGGGGGCGCATCACTTCTGAGAGGTGCCAATACTTTACTTGGAAAAGTAACACCTGCCTTTAGAAACCCGCGAACAATGGCCGCCGAAGAGCTAGCGCCATCAGCCAAAGCGATTGAAGCCTTACCTGATAGAGTTCCAGGCAATCCGTTCTATGACTTCCAAACGCTAGCAGAGGCAACACAGAGCCCAAGGCTAGCCCAGCTTGAACAGCGCGTAGGAAAAGCCTCAGAGAAGGCAAATGAACTACTGGTAGAGAATCGTGCTGCAAGGCTCGGGGCATACGATGAATTGGCCGCTAATCTATCGGCAGCTCCTAAGCGCACAGCAGAGGAAGGCGGTTTAGACTTACGAGCCCTACTCGAAAAGGAAGGCAACCAAGTTAGAGGCAAGGCAGAGGATCTGTTCGGCGAAATAGCACCTGACGGGAAAATCCCGGTCGGTCCGGTAAATGACGCATTTCGCGCGTCGATGGGCAAAATGTATGAGGCGGGCGGGGCTCCACGGTCACTTACAAGCACGGCAGACGAACTGTCCTCGGCGGCCCGCGTTGCAAAACAAGATGATCCACTTGTCTCGGCACTTTTCGATGCTCGGGTCCGCCAGATTGTTACAGAGGCACCAGCGGCGGTGGGAGATGCCGTCAAGCCGTTCAGCTACATGCACTCTCTACGACAACGGGCTCAAGATGCTTGGCTACAAGCTAAGAGCGTAGGCGATAACAGAGCGGCGGCGACCGCTAACGGGTTAGTGAAGCAGATCGATGGCGCTATCGAGCAAGCGGGCAGATCGGGCGGCATGACGCCTACGGACGTTTCTACCTTCAATACGGCCAAGAAAGCTTACGCCGATTTCGCCAAGACCTATCAGAACGGCCCGGTAGGGGACGCGCTTCGCAAGATGGGCGAAGGTAACTACAGTATGAGAGAAAGCAATGTTGTCGGGCGTCTGTTCAACGGCAAGGCTGAGGGGACTAAGAAGCTATTAGCCGCATTACCGGATACGCCTGCCGCAATAGATGACGCCAGAGGCTTGGTGCGGGATCATATTCTCCGCGAGACGCGCCAAAACGACAATCTTATATCGCCTGGTAAGTTCAGGACATATTTGCGGAAGAACATGGAAGGGCTTACCGCAAAGACTAAGAGCGGAAAGGCTCTATTCGAAGAGGGCCACGTAAAATCGCTTGAGCAAATAGCAGACGATATTGCCTTTCTCGATCCAAGCTCTTCGAAGAGCGTTAAGCAGCTTGCTTATGCTGCGTCCGTGGGGCAACCAACCACAGCGCAAGCTATGATCATGGGTGAAAATGCTCTTGCAAGTAAGATTCCTTTCGGTAGGGCAATCAAAGCTTTCACCAAGGACCAGATCGACAAGAAAGTTAGAGCAGCAGACGACATTCTAGCAGCCGCCTTCTTTGATAAGAAAATTGCTAAGGACTTGATAAGCACCTACACGCCAAGCAAGCTTGATGCAGTCAGGTTCGCTATTGCAAAGAGCGCTAAGAATGGGCAGACCGCTGCGCAAACCCTTCCTCTCCGCACGATTGCAGGGATTGGATCTGCTCAAGAGTCGGAAGGTTCCGGTAGCTCTGCTCTACCCGTTCAATCTTATCGTAAAGAATCGATAGCCGTTCCACTATCCGGTCAAGCTTCGACGATAGCGCCTCAAGCCAATACAGGGCGATTGCCAGCATCGCCACAAGCAGGATCATTAACCCGATCATCATCATCTACAACTCCGTCAAATGTAGCGGCGCTCATATCCGAGCAGCCGCCGTTAGTTCAAGCAATCATCAGGGCCGAGTCAAACGGCAACCATAAAGCCGTGAGCAATAAAGGCGCTCAGGGTCTTATGCAGCTTATGCCGGCAATCCAAAAAGCGTTCGAGGTAGCCGATCCCTTCGACCCAGCAGAGAACATCAGGGGCGGTGTAGCACTGATCCAAGAAGAACTTGAGCGTTTCGGCGATCCTCTACTCGCTATCGCTGCATACAACGCCGGTTCTCCTGCTGTGAAAAAGGCCATCAAGCTTGCGGGGTCTAGCGACTACGAAGCTATCCGGCCATACCTACCAAAAGAGACGCGGAACTACGTTAAGCGTGTTATCAGCTACGCATAAAACTACTCAAGGGCTAGGCTCAAGAATCCGGGCAAGCACGGTACGATAAGCATTTCCGGTGTACTGAACGCGGGAATCGTATTAGACTAGGTTTCTATGGGCGAGGGGCAGGGCAGGAAGGATGATTGATTACCTATTATCGATAATTGCGCAGCTGTTAGCGGAGCCGCCCCGTAATACCGGTGGCATGTCTGATGCGGTTTTGCTATCCCTGATAGCCTCATTTCAGCTCGTAGCCGTAGCCTGGATTAATCGAGGCACTAAGCAGGCGATTGATAGGTCCGCCGAAGCTACCCTTATTAAGTCCGAGCAGGTAAGGGAAGCCGTGCGCAATGCGTCACACAATGCAAACAATGTAGCAAACGAAGTTGGGTTAAAGCTTAACCTTGCTACAGTGGCCACTGAGAACAAGCTCGACGAAATCAGTAAGACAACTCAGGAGACGAGACAAATAGTTGATACCGCAACGGGAGAAAGGCTGAGGCTCCACGCCGAAACCTCGCGGCGACTTGCACACATTACGCAAAAAGAGGAATGCCTTAAGGCCGCCGAACTCGCTGAGCAGATATATTCGGACTACCTAGCAAAGAAGTTACAGGCCGATGAAATCCAGCGAAGTTCATAGCGTTATCGCCCCGTAAATCTCCCCTGTACTACCGCAGCTTTCCGTACTACAATTTAGATGAAGTAGCGAGGGGCTGTAATGAAATCACTCATACCCATTTTCTTGCTGGGCTGCATGCTCGGCTCGCCTGCTTGGGCCAGCGCTAAGTCTTGCGCATTATCTTACTACGGTATTCAGCACCCCGCTTGGCCGTGCGAAGATAGCATCGCGGCGCTCGAACCATGCACTGAAATCAAGGTCGCCTTTCTCGCTAACTCCTTTGGCCGTGAGACGGCCTGCCTTGCCCGCCTGTTAGCAGATCCCCGCGTTACCGGAGTAGAGGCGCACCTGATAAATGAACGCTGTAGCGAGCGCCCTGGGGGGTGTGGCGCTTATGAGTTCATGTATGGACTGCCGCAGTCGGAATTTCGAGACGGCCTACTGGCACGCGATCCGGCAACTCTGAACAGAGCTGGGGTATTCTTCACTGAATTGGCGGGTGAGATACTGCCGCTGATTCGGCCTGAGACGGTCTGCTGGATAAGCCCGGCGTTGGAATCGAACCTGGCGCCTGATGCCTTCTACCCACTAGCGGAGATTGCCTACCATCAGTTTCTAGGGCGCTGTCATATTGTTTACAACCCGCTCAAGAACAGGGGGCAAGAACAGCAGCCGTTCATCTACGAGGTGCATGGCAAAAGCCCGCGCTTACAAGCTCCGTGCATCACTAACCTCGATGGCGCCGACATAGCCCTTGACCTTGCGAACAACCGGCAAGAGCAGCGAAGGCAGTTCTACAAGAACCTCATCAGCGAGCGGCAGGCCAGGAGATTCGTCGCCAGGTATGAGCAGTGCGGTGCGGCATTTCTCTGGACTCATGAATTTAACGGTCGCAGCAAGCGATTCAACGACCCGAGAAACAGAACCAACTGGCCCAGCAGGGAGATATTCGACCGCGTTGTGAGCCTATTCCCGTAGAGGACTGAATGAACAGAATTCTCCTGATCGCATTGCTCTTATCCGGCTGCGCTGCTCCCGGCGCAGAACTCGTGCTCTACGACTACGGCGATACGCTTGAATGCCCAAAAGATTTACTAGAACGAATCGACAAAAAGTTAGAGGAATTATGCCCGAAGCAAACGACAAACCCGCAACTGCCACAGTAGCAGAAAAGCAGCTAATCGCTGAGGAAGTTACCCAAGCTAAACCGGCTTGGCATAACTTGCTGCTCGGCCTTGGCTTGGTGCTACTCACCGGAGCAGGTCAGTTCATGCAGTCCGTTGCCCCGGACCTCGCAGCGATCTTACTTGGCATCCTTCCGGGATGGGTAACTGTGATTGTCGGGCCGTATCTCAACACAGTGCTGCTTGCCGCCGCTGCGTGGCTTATCAAGCGCGGGCGCTCACAGTCTACTGTTGCCGTAACAGAGGCGCTCAGAACGCCGTTACCGCCGCCTGTATCGGAAGCGCGAAAATACTACGATAAGAAGTAATCGCCAGCGATTCGCTGTTCTCCCGCACGAACACCGCAACGGCCAAGATCAGTAGTGCTGCAAGGACAACCGCAAGTATAAACGCAAAGTGTGGGCTATACACGTTTAGCACCCCCCGCACTGCCGCTTACGGTTCCGCGCCGTCTTGAGGCACTGCACACAAGCCTCCGTCCATACGCGCTTAACCTCGCTCTGATACAGCTCCTTGACGGGAACCTCGATAGTCTCACGCGGGTGAAGCGAGCCCACATACAAGTAGAACTCTACCGCCGTATGCACGTCATCCGGCAATATAACCTTCGGCGTCATCTGGTCAGTCGTGCACTTCAACCATGCCGCGTAGTCACGCCAATCCGGCTGACACACGTCGAGAAAGCTCGCGGCCTGCTTGGTATTCCCGGCATAGTATTGCAGCTGGCTAGCAGCAGTATCCGCTTGCGCCGTGCTCGTTAGTAGTAGGGCGGTCAGTAGTAGTTTTTTCATGGTTTCTCCTTTGCTATCTCTGTGATTTACTTATCGTCCTAACGCTTTGTCGATTGCTGTCAGTTGTTTCCTATCCCACACACCGAATACCCAGCCCACAACCCCGCCAACAAGCACTGCACACACAACGTAAATAGTTAGTTCCATTTCGTGTCCCATGGTTTACCTCGCTACTTATCGTCCGATTCTACATCGCTTAATATTTCGCAACTGAAACCTTCCTTCTCGAAGTTTTCGGCAGCACGTTTAGCGGCCTCAAGATCTTCGTAAGGTAAATGTAGCTGACCACTAACTGACACCCAGTAAGTCATAGATACCTGTCATTCCATTTCAGATGGGCTTCTACTGTCGTAGCCGCTCCTGGCCCACCGGCACCGCAATCGCAGCAAAAAACCTGATAGCCGTCATCGTGCTCTACGCTGCCATCCAGATTTTCGCTTTTACAGAATGGACAAGGCTTCTTTTCTTCTAGCTGATAATTCATAAACTATTCCGTTTTGCCGCCCTTCACTAACGCTAGCTTTGGGCGTTTACGTTTTGACTTCTCCGGCAAACCGAAGTGCTTAGCCATATACTTCCGGGCGCTTGCGTATGTCCGGGGGTAGTAATTAGAATTGATTGAGAGATTCAAATTCAAGCCCCCGGCATAGACAAGCCATATCTCTGCACCGCGCTTGCGTCGTCTCAAGTAATACTGCACGGCCTCGCCAGTGCTTCCGAAGCCGAAGACGCTCAGAATGTCTCCTGCTTTCTTGGCTGCGTTATTGCATTTATCCTTGGCGGTGATTCGTCGAACGTGTCCCATAATCCCTCAAATCATTCATTCAAAAAAGCGGGACGGCTGACCCTGAAACGCTCAAAAGCCCAATCCAGATCAGCACTCAATCATCAAATCGCGACGCTCTTCTTCGTAGTCAGGTAGGCCCATAAATCTCTATTATTGGCCGTCGCCGTCCTTAATTGATTGATCAATCAACGCATCTATTGCTTCCGGCGACATACAATTAAGATTGTAGTAGTCGTGATTTTTACTAAGCCAATCATACCGCGCCGCCTTGGCCTCAAGCTCTCTCAAGCTCACATTGAACTCACCAAGTATTTCGGTAGCTCTAACCGGGTTCTGGCTTACGGTAGCCTCTGCGTATTTGATCAAAGAAACCATTAAGTCCGCCATAGTTTCCGCCTTATTGGGCCTTAACGTGATAACTAGGAGGAAGAACCCCCAGATTACTTTTGGACACAGCCTTGGTCACCGGCACGTCGGTTTTGGTCGATACCACTACCTCAATCTTTCCGCTGATAAGCACGCGGAGACGGTCCTTCCAGTCAAGCACTCCAATGACATGCGATGTCATCCAGTGGGGCGCTAAGTCGGGGTGCTCGTCGTCCTCAAAACGCGGGATACGCTTGCTGCCGAATCCCAGGCGACCCCACACGGTTCTTTTGCCTGGCTGTGCGAAATTCATTACTTTCATCGCCATGTAACGCTCCATAACTGTCATTCTGGTAACTGCATCCACCGAGTTACTTCCCACTGAATAGGCCGCTGAAACATCGGCTCTTCCATGCCCGAATACCAAAGACCGCCTCGATACTGAGCCATGCCGCCCGGCACAATTACCTTTTGGTGCTTTGCCGGGAATCTATCCAGGGTGCTAATCCAGCCGCTCCTAGCCTCCAGCGCGTCTGCTATCCGCTTTAGCTGCTCTAGTTGGGCAGTCTGAATCTGGTTTTCAAGCGTCCCGATCTTGCGGGGGTTTGCGAGTACTGTTTCTGTGTGGCTGGGCATGTTTTATTTCTCCTTCTTATCTTCCTTTACGTCGTCTTTGTAATTTTCCTCGTAGCATCTACGCAACGGGCCTTCAGGGAGAATGCGCCAATCCTGCTTTTCCGACATCTCTTCAACAACGGCCTTGCATCTGTCATGACAGTGCAGCACTTGGTCAATCCCACCCACCTCAAACGGATTAACAGAATCGTCGAAGGGCGGCAGAATGTACTTTGCGCAAACATCGCAGATAGGCCCGCTGCTTGTTATAGTCATGTCCGATTTACTCCCTTATCAGCCCTTTCTCTTATTGTTCTCGATTCGCCACACGCGGTATCCAACGCCTTCTCTCCTCGACGCACTGCACCGCTTACCGTGAAGCCGCACTCGCTGAGCAACGAAAGAAGCTTGTCTCTTTGTTTCTTCCGCGCCGATAGACGCGCTTCATCAGCAGCATCAGCAGCATAAGCAGCAGCATAAGCAGCAGCATAAGCAGCAGCAGCATAAGCATCAGCAGCAGCATAAGCAGCAGCATAAGCAGCATAAGCAGCAGCAGCATAAGCAGCAGCATCAGCAGCATCAGCAGCATAAGCAGCAGCATAAGCAGCAGCATAAGCAGCAGCATCAGCAGCATCAGCAGCATAAGCAGCAGCAGCAGCATCAGCAGCATCAGCAGCATAAGCAGCAGCAGCAGCAGCACGGACTGACCAACAATTTTCGCGGGCGGAGATCCATTCTTGCCGCTCTATTTCTTCTCCTGCGATTTTCCGCGCATAAAAGTCGCCGAC